TGGAAACTTAGTCCCAACAAAGATTCCAGCATTAATAGATGATGCTAATATTCAGGATGCTTTAAAAGCATATCACTATGGGTCGTATGATTTTGATACTGCAGAAACTGACCCAGAAGAACTATTAAATCCATCTATTGCCTATACAATTAATGATTTACAAAATCAAATAGATGATAATGCAACACTTGAAGAAGCAGCAAGAGATATTTCTAGAGCAAGCACAACCGCTCCTACTGCAGCAGCCTTCACAGCATTTTCTGCAGGAATACCAAATGGATATATTTGGGTAGACACAGATTCATCTGCTGGAGTTGGATATTATTCAGCAACATCTGTTTATACAGCAACAGCACCAACAACAAATCTAGCAAATGGACTACTTTGGGTTGATAAAGGATCTAGTCCACTAAAAATGTATGTTTATAATGGGGATACCTCTACATGGGATGAGATAGGTGCATAGTGCCAACATCATTTGATTCAGATGGAAAAGCAGCATATATTTACAATGAAGGAAATGATACGTGGTATCAAGTTTCTGGAAAAACAGATATTTCTGGAACATTTGAATGGACGGGACTTCATACACACCTATCAACATTTACAACAGCAGAGCATTCTATTGCTCAAAAGGGTACTAATAATTTTCTTAATCCATCAGCAAGAGATACGGCAATTCCGTCGCCAGTAGCAGGAACAGTTTGTATAATAAGACAAAATGCTGGTGGAGATACTGTAAATGAAATACAGGTTTATATTGGTGGCAGTTGGACAACAGTCCTTCCATCTCCAGTAGGACAAACAGAAAAATTTTTAAAAAGTAATGGTACAATATCCGTATGGGAACAAAGCCCAGATGCAATGACACAAGTTATTTTAATGATGGGAGCCTAAAATGGCAGTAACTTACAAGGTCTTAGGACAGTCTAAGCCAACTGCAAATACAGAGACAACCTTATATACCGTTCCAACTGGATCTGGTAATTATGCTGTAGTTTCAACACTTTGTGTATCAAATCTTACTCAAGATGCTACATCAATTCGGGTTGCAGTTAGACCAGCAGGAGCAACTCTAGAAGATAAACACTATATACTTTATAATGTTCAGGTTTCAGCAAATGCAACCCAAGCATATACAATTGGAATAACTTTAGGAGCAACAGATGTTGTAACTGTTCTTGATATAAATGGAAAGTGTGCATTTAATTTATTTGGATCGGAGAATTCATAATGGCTATTGATTCAACTACAGGCTCACCACAAAGATTTCTTTCAGCATTAACATCAAGTGGCAACTTTACTGTTGGTGCAGGACTTACACAAGTTTTTGTGTCTATTCACGGAGCATCAGGTGGCGGTGCTGGCGGTAGCGTTGGTAATAGATACTCAGGTAGTGGTGGACAACAATCACCAGGTGGAGTAGGACGAATTGCTGGAGCATGGGTTCAAGTTATTCCAGGATCAACATATGCAGTAGCAATTGGTGCTGGTGGTACTGGCGGAACAAGAGCACAGGGCCAAAGCCCAACTCCTGGCAATACTGGTGGTACAGGAGGAACAACAACTTTTGACGTTAATGCACTTGTAGTAACAGGTGGTGGTGGCGGTGTGAGCAATGCAAATGGTGCTTATCCTGCTGCTAATACTGGCAATGCAAGTGGAACAACAACCTTAAGTGCTTTACCTCCATCAAATACAGCCTTGGCAAGAACTGGGCAGATTACAACTCAACTAACTGGTGGTTCTGCTGGTGGTAATGGTGGCGGTCATAGCCTTTGGACACAAGATCCAGGTCCTGGTCAAGCAGGCGCTGCTGGCCAAGTTTACATTTACGGGTAAAGGAAAAAAATGAAAACATATGCTGTTATAGAAAATAATGTTGTTACAAATATTATAGTTGCTGCTTCAAAAGATATTGCAGAATCAGTTACTGCATGCAACTGCATAGAGGTTACAGAAGAAACAAACATTGCACACATAGGATTAGGCTATGTAGGTGGAGTTTTTGAACAACCAGCAGTAGAAGAAGCACCATCGGAAGAAACTCCAACAGAGTAAACTATTACTTAATAACTAAATAAAATAAACCCCCAAAGGAAAAATCCAATGGGGGTTATTTTTTTATTAAATTTTATTGCTTACATGGATACTTGTTATACCACTCGTGATATCTTTTTCCATTTAAAGAACTCCATGAAGACCAATCTGCTCCACCCTTAGTCATGTGAAGAGCAATTTCTGCATTTATTACTGGGTTTAACAACTCAGCGTTTGAATCCAGTTCAAATTTTTCTCTACGATCTGACCCCAGTTCTCCAAGCATATTTATTTGAAATACACCATAAGAACTATCTCCAGTCTTTACGTTACCGTTGAAAGCCAGTGGACGACCATTAGACTCTGCCTTTGCAATGGCACAAGCAGACCTTAAAGCCTTTCCTTTGAACCCTACAGCCTTTAACATATCAACTAGTTGCCCATCAGTCAAATTATGGGCATTTTCATACTTTTCAAGTTTTTTCTCTTTAGAAACCAAAAAAGCCACCTGTTGGGTGGCAGATTTTACGGATTCTTTAATTAGTAAGTTGTTTTCATTTGTTGCATTTGCAGTAGCCGAAAAAACGGTACTGCAGATAACCAACGATAATACCCCTAACCAAACGTTTGCTTCTCTCATTGTAAAATACCTCCTAGAGAACAAATGCTACCAGTAGGTAGCATATATTAATTATAACATGGATTTGGCAAATGAGTCAAGTTTGTGCAATAAAGTTAAAATATTTTTAAATATATATTTAGTTAGTGGTATAATGATATAACTATGGCACAATATCGTAATCCTAATGAATCGGCAATGTCACCTCAGCCTACGGCTCCTGCAACATATGATCTTGGAAATATTCCACCACTAGTTAACTGGACAGTTGTTATTGGAGATAGTGCTTCATTTAGAATTTATGTAGAAGATGATCTTGGAAACCCACTAGATTATACAAACGAAGAAAGTGGAGATACTAGTGGTTGGGATATTCATGCAGATTTTAGAAGGTATTCAGATAATATTGGGGATGATTTATTATTTACATTAACTCCATATGCAACAGAGTTTGATGATGCGGGAGAATTTACTGTTACATTATCTCCAGCACAATCAAAAATATTAAGAACTGGCGATGTATTTGATGTTCAGTTATCTGATGCTACTCGTGTTTGGACCGTATGTCAGGGTGAAATGACAATGATAGGTGAGATTACAGATCAGGAGTCATAATAAATGGCTACTACAATTATTACAAATATATCAAACACGTTTAATGCTGAAAATATACAACCAACAAAAACTATATCCAACATAAAACCCTTTAACTCAACTATATCTAATGCTGCCTTGGGCACAGTTATTGCTATTGCTACATTAGCAAACACAATAGCAATTTCTGATTTAAAGCCAATACCGTCAAACATTCAAAAAGTAAATTATGCAAAAATAATTACACCAACATCAATTTTGCCTTTTAGGCTTAGCCTTACAAATATAGGAATTGAAGGATATGATCCAGCAAACCCACCTGGAATTGGTATCCAGATAATTGGGTTTTCTAATTATATTCTTTAACATAATGATATAATTGCCCTATGGCAAAGGTATCAATTCCAAACATTAAAACCAAGTTTCAGACTGGCGATAGACCAACGCAAGAAGACTATGTAGACTTAATTGATAGTGCTTCTGCAAGGTCAACTGATCTTGGATCAGATGGTAATAATGAGTTAACAATTAATGGTATTGAAAACTCAACAGTTTTTGATAACTTTACCGCAAGCGAATGGCGATCAATGAAATATATGATTTCCATTAAATATGTAGCAGGTGGTGCAAACAAGTACTACTCTACAGAATTAAACATATTGGTTGATGGATCAGGAGTATCTGTTAGCGAATATGCAACAATTGAAAATGATGGGAATATTGGCACCATCTCTGTTTCAAGGGCTGGAGATACAGTTTCACTAACTGTTGTTCCAGTTGGGGGAACCACACCTATAACTCTACGATATATGCGTATGGGGTTAAAGGCCTAACCTAGGAGATAAAAGATGGCAACCGTAACAAAAGACTTTAGAGTAAAAGCGGGGCTGGTAGTTGAAGGATCAACTGCAACTGTAAACGGCCACGATATATTAACAGAAGCATTAGTAGATGCAAAAGGTGATTTACTAGTAGCATCTGGTGCAGACGCAGTAACACGTCTTGCAGCAGGAACAGATAATTATATTCTTACTGCAGATTCTAATGCAACAAATGGTATTGCTTGGAAAGCACCACAAGCAGTTGGTGTATTTGATACACAAATTACCTTTGAAGGTGCAACGGCAAATGATTATGAAACAACCCTTACAGTAGAAGATCCAACAGCAGATCGCACTATTACATTACCAAACGTAAGTGGTACAGTTATAACAACTGGAGATACAGGCACTGTAACAAATACAATGCTTGCAGGATCAATTGCAAACGAAAAACTTACAAATTCATCAATCACAATAAATGGCACTTCAGTTTCACTTGGAGGTTCACGTACATTAGGAACTGATGATGTTTCAGAAGGATCTACAAATAAATACTTTACAGATGAAAGAGCACAGGATGCTGTAGGTAATTCTGTTGGAACTGGTCTATCATATAACGACGGTACTGGTGCAATATCAGTAACAGCAAATACATATGATGCATACGGTTCAGCAAGTGCAGTCGCTGGTGATTTATCAACACACATTTCAGATTCATCAACTCACGGTGTTTCTGGAGATATTGTTGGTACATCAGATTCACAAACACTTACAAACAAAACAATTTCAGGCTCTTCAAATACATTGAGCAATATTGGAAATTCATCACTAACAAATGACTCAATTACAATTAATGGAACAGCAACAGCCCTTGGTGGTTCACGTACATTAGGATCTGATGATATTGCAGAAGGGTCAACAAACAAGTACTTTACAGATGAAAGAGCACAGGATGCTATTGGAAATGCTGTAGGCAACGGTCTTGATTATGACGACTCAACAGGAGCAATTTCTGTAGATCCTTCAGAGTTTGCATTAAACGCTGTTGGAGCACCAACTGGCAACGTTAGCATGGCAACATA